CAAAAAAAATTCTATTTGATTATCTGAAAGTAACAAATCCAAAACGAATTGCAAACTTTGAAGATTCTTATGGACTAGTTGACTTTGTAGTGCCAAATTATGATCCTATAAAAGCAATACAACTTTGTGCTAAAAGGGCATTGACGATTGATCAGAGTCCAAACTTTTTGTTTTTTGAAAACAGAGAAGGTATTAATTTCGTAAGTCTTACCACGCTTTTTGAATTGGGTAAGGCAAATGCAATCAAGTTGAATTTTGGTATTAAAAATGCTGGTGAAGGAATGACTGAAAAACTTTTGGGTGTTATGTATAGTGAAGTTGTTTCACAGGGTAATTTGTTAGATAAAATAACTTCTGGACGCGAAGCGTCGCGTATGATTGGATTTGATTTACTTTCAAGAAGTTTTGGCAAAAAAGATGTAAATATTAATTCTGCATTAGATACAATGAAAGAAGGCTTGTTGAATAAAAATCCGATTTTGAATGGATTAAAGAATAGAGAAGATTTGCCATCATTTCTTGAATTTGATAGCAAAAGATCCATTCAAATTCTTGACAGTCTTGCTGAAACTAGCAACTATATCAAACAGAATGAACCATTTTTAAAGTTTGATAGAAGAGAAGATTATATTCTTCAAAGACAGACTATTTTTGCAAACTTGTTTGACAAAAAAATTCGTATGGTCATACCAGGAAACTTTGCTCTTTCGTCAGGAATGGTTGTTGAACTTGAGTATCCTACGCGCGCGCGAAGAGAAGAGGGTGATGATAATTTAGATGAAACATCAACAGGTAAATATCTTGTTGCATCAACAAGACATAAAATTGATTTTGAAAAACATGAAACATATTTTGAAGTTGTCACAGATTCTACAAGCAAGCAAAACTTGTTAATTGAAAATCCAGCACAAGATTATTCAGTTGAGGCTTAATCATGGAAACAGATAAGGATAATATAACTAAAGCGTTTGTTTGGTGGATGGGTGTCGTAGAAGATAGAAATGATCCTCTGAAGATTGGAAGATGCAGAGTTCGTATTCATGGTTATCATAATGATGATAAGAACATGGTGCCAACTAGCAGTTTGCAATGGGCACATCCAGCATATTCATCAAACAACACAAATCCATATGCACCAAAAGAAAGTGATTTGGTATTTGGATTTTTCATGGACGGAGAACAATCTCAAAAGCCTGTGATTGTTGGAGTGTTACCTAGCGTACCAATTAATGCTGCACAAACAAATCAAGCATTCAATGATCCGCGTGGAGATTCACAACTCGCATCAGCGCCAAGAACACCAGAATCAAAAACATACAATACTGATGGAACTGGAATTTCAATAACTGAAAAAAGTAAAGCAAGCACATATCCAATCAATCTTGATGAGCCAACAACGTCCCGATTGGCACGAAATGAATCAATCTCAAAAACATTCATTCAAGAAAGAAAAGATAATAAAATTGCATCAGTTCCTACAGTATCTGGCACATGGGAAGAACCCGAAACAAAATATGATGCAAAGTATCCTTATAATAATGTAAATGAAACAGAATCTGGTCATATCATAGAATTGGATGACACAGTAGGAAAAGAAAGAGTGCATATTGCACATAGATCAGGAACATTTCAAGAAATGTATCCTGACGGCAGTAAAGTTGAAAAGATAACTAAAGACAATTATCAGATCGTCATGGCTGATGATCACGTTTACATTATGGGTAAATGTACGATTACTGTTCAGGGTGATGCAGAAGTGTATGTACAGAAAAATGCTTCAGTAAAAGTTGATGGTAATGTTGATGTGACTGTTGGTGGTAATTATAACGAAACTGTCGGTGGAACGTATAATGTAACTTCTGGTGGCAACATGAAGTTTACAGCACCAAGAATAGATTTGAACTGATATGCCACACGAATTCAAAATTTTGCGTGAAGCAAAGATTGAGACATATTCAAATTTTGATGATATACCAAGTCAGTTTGAAAATGTAATTAAGTTTGCTCCAGAAATTCCTGATGGACCCCATACGCACGATCAGCATGAAGAAATTGATTCATGGAATTTTAAACTACAAGAGTTGATGAAGAGAGAGACAAATGGCCGTTCTGCTTGATGTTTCTCCACCAGGAGACGATTCAACTTCAGAAATAGAAGATACTCCTAGATCAATTCGTGTGGTGAATGCCACAATTACTGCAACTGGAGACGCTGGTGAAGTATTTGAATCTGTTACTGCAACAATAGATAGAAATGAACCAAATGTTCAAATTACAGCAGGAATAGATTCAGTAACGATTGTTGGCAAATATGCTGATCCTTTTTTAGATACTTTTACCTATGTTAGCAAAGGAAGCAGTAATAGAATAGAAACACCAAAAACAATTTCTGGTGTTGAAAATATGCCAGCAAAAAAAGAACTATATGAATTGAGTCAAGATACGCGAGCAGACTCAATCAGAACTTATACTGTAAAAGTTATTTCAGATTTAGGTACAGAAACATTTACTGTGACACACAAAATTTACAATGAATGGGAAGGAATTAGATCATTCATGAACACATACTACGATTAGGAGATTAAGTGCCAGCCGCAACAAGAATTGGTGATGCTGATGTAGCCCATTGCTCTGGTATGGTCAGGGCTGTGGGATCAGGAAATGTGTTTGTAAATGGCATACCTTGGTCTAGACAAGGAGATGTGAATACTGTTCATTTATTGCCAGGATCTCCATGTCCACCTCATGCCGCGGCAATTGCATCTGGTTCATCTACTGTTTTTGTGAACGGAAAAGGTGCAGGAAGAGTGGGCGATGCAATCTCTGGATGCACTTCTGTGGCTGAAGGATCTGGAAATGTGTTTGCAGGATAACTGAAAAATAACGCATAAATAAACAAATATGGCAGAATTTCAGACAACTATCAAAGAAAAGTACAAAGATTTGGATCTGGCTTTTATTCCACATCCAGTTCTTGGCGACATCACAAAGCATAAAGATGAATATGCTGTGATCAATTCAATCAAGAATCTTGTGCTTACAAATTTTTTTGAGCGTCCATTTCAACCAACAATAGGTTCAAATGTTCGCAAATTGTTATTTGAGAACGTGGATTCTGTTACAAGTATTGCATTGCAAAGAGCGATTGAAGATGTGATAAAGAATTTTGAGCCAAGGGCAAAAATTGCAAAACTTATTGTTGATCCAAATTATGATCAAAATGCGTTTGCTGTGACTTTACAGTTTTTTATTGTGAATAGAGGCACACCAATAACGATAAATTTTCAACTTGAAAGGTTGAGATAAAATGGCTTCAAGAATAGAGTTAACTGAACTTGATTTTGATCAGATCAAGCAAAATTTAAAAAATTATTTAAAACAACAAACTGAATTTGCTGATTATGATTTTGATGGCTCAGGAATTAGCGTGTTGTTGGATATTCTTGCATATAATACTCATTATAATGCATATTATTTGAACATGGCAGCAAATGAAGCATTTCTTGACACCGCAATTCTTCGCGACTCTGTAACTTCACACGCAAAAACTTTAGGATATGTTCCAGCATCAACTGCTTCTGCAATTGCTACAATCAAAATTACAATTGAAACGAATAGTTATACTACTGGATCATTGACATTACCAAAAGGCTTTGCATTGCGTAGTGAATTGATTGATGGCACAAGTTATTCATTTGTCACAATACAAGATTATACAGTATCAAAGACTGGAACACAATTCATTTTTGATTCAGTTGACATTTATCAAGGCAAATTCGTTACTTTTGTTTTTTCATATGATCAAGCAAGTAATCCTAAAAAGATTTTTACAATACCTCAGAAAAACATTGATATTGAAACTCTAACAGTAACTGTAAAAGACTCTGTAGCAAATACCGATTTCAAAACATATGTTTATGTTGATGATGTTGTTGAATTAGATGCAAATTCACAAGTTTATTTTCTACAAGAATCGCGAAATCTAGAGTATCAACTTTACTTTGGTGATGGAAATGTAGGTAAAGAAATTGTTGATGGTTCTCAGATTACAGCAACATATGTTACTACAGATGGCATTCTTTCTAACGGAGCAAATTCATTTACTGGTCTTGTTGCAATAGGACCATATACAAATTATATTGTAAGTTCTATTTCTGCTGCTGCGGGTGGTGCTGATCGTGAATCAACAGACTCAATCAAATATTCTGCGCCACTTCAATATTCATCACAAAACAGATTGGTCACTTTGAAAGATTATGAGTTTTATATTCAAAACAAATATACTGCGATAGACTCAATTTCTGTTTGGGGCGGTGAAGATAATGATCCTAAAGTTTATGGCAAAGTATTTGTCTCATTAAAACCAAAAGACAATTACTATATTTCTGAAACTGAGAAACAAAGAATTATAGATGAAATAATTAATCCAAAAGCAATTGTTTCTGTAAAAGCGGAAATAGTTGATCCAGAATACTTGTATGTTTTGCTTGATGGAAAAATCGTATATGATCCAACAAAAACAACTTATACTGAAAATCAATTAACAAATCTTGCAAGATTGACAATGCTTGCATACAATCAAACTTATTTAAATAAATTTGACAGCATTTTTGTTCTATCAAAAATGGAAGAACAGATTGGATATGTTGACTCTTCAGTTATCGGAAATGAATTGAAGTTGAAATTGCAAAAAAGATTTGAACCCACTCTTGGAGTAAACAGAACTTACACAATCAACTTCAATGCATCTTTAGCAAGAGGTAGTGCTACTGATAGTATTAAATCAACAGAATTTTACGTCATAGATTCTTCAAATGTAACAAGATCAGTTTTTATTCGCGAAGTTCCATATTCATATACTGGAAT